CCGTATTGATCGCTCAGTTACTGAATGGTTTGATCCTCCATTTCCTGTGTTGGGAAAGTGATTGAAAATGTGATCATAATTATTCCTTTTCGATGTCCATTCCGCTGAGTTTACCGTCGCCGTCGCGCTTTACTTTGATTGCCTTAGTCTTCGGGATCTTTATGTCGTTCTTGATGGCAACGTTTGGAGCGGCCACGTTCACCACGACATCAGCCGGTTTCATTTCAGGCATCATCACTTTGGCGGCAGCAACGTGAACGACAGGAGATTTCTGTTCTGGCACATTCACGATTGGCGCTTCGACGGTGACTGTCGTTTCCTTTTGCTGCGGCATGTTGATCGTCATGTTCGGCGCGGGAGTTGGGCGCGACATGGCCAGAAAATCCCTAAAATCTTCGATCGTTAGAGATTTAGCTGCGGCAGGTGCGGTGACCGGAGGCTGATCGTCCGCGGTGTCCTGTGCGGGCTTCGTCGGTGGAACTTTCCCAACTGTGGGAACGACGTCTAGTCCGAGCTCTTCGAGCAGTGCTTTCTCTTCCGCCAGTTCGAACACGATCTGTTCGAAGTCGGCATCGACGTCGCTGTCTTCTATGACGCGCGTGCGGCTTGTGAAGTTGTTTACGACCTGCAGCGCATTCGCTTGCACTTCCTTCTGTGGATCTACCCATGCCCAGCGGCGCCCACGGAAGATTGGTTTGTTGAACTTGTCGAACTTAGCCAGCGGCAATGGGATCGCACCTGTCATCAGTGACATTTCGAGCCAATTTTCGAATATCGGGCGTTCGGCAATCTCAATATCGAATTTCTGGATCAGTTTCCATAACTCGCGTTCGTCCAGCATCCCGAGACGACCACTGGAGTAATTTACGCCCTCAAGATCATTCGCGATGATATTGTAATTCGCCCCAGGCATACCGGCGCACCATGCGCGCAACATCCCTTTTCGGAAAAGATCGAAGTTTCCGTTCGGATGCTTTGGATCAAGCAATGTGCCTTCGACACCCCACGGCAATCCGAAAGAACCGCCCGGTTCCGCACTCATCTCGGATTCCTTGGTTGGATCAGGTCTGTCGCCAACTCCTGTTCCTCCACTTGGGTCCAGAGTGGATGTAAACTGAAATACCTTGCAGGCTGAAACACGAGCTGCGACGACTTCGCCCTCCTCGTATTTGTCCAGATGCCTCGATTTGATGATAACTGGAGCACTCCACGGCGCTGGCCGCGTAGAATCTCCGTCAATGTAACGGGCATAATGAATAATCTCCTCGGCGGGAATGCGCGTGTAAACCTTGCGGTCGCCCATCGATCCCATTGCCGGAGTGCCGAACTGCCAGTCCATAGGTGTGCGCGTGATGAAATAGTACGCCGTGCGCTTGCCCCATTTGTCCCGCTCGATGCCCATTCGGATTTCGTTTCCGTTTTCGAGCTTGGTATTCAGGAAATAATCGCACCATTCCGCGTTGATGAGTTGCAGGGAATAACCATATTCGTTCGCGGAAGGGCTTCGGATATGCCGAAGGAAAAAATCTCCGTCGCGCGCTGCTGAGAGTAGTCTGAGCTGGCAGACTTCGTTGTAACTGAGCGCACCGGTCATAGTGCAGAACTCTCTCCGCTTCCATCGCGCCCACGCCTCCTCGATTACCTTATTGGCATAGAGATCGAGATCTCCAACTTGAATCGTGGCGGACTGCCGTTCGTTTAACTCGGCCAACTGCCGCGAGTAAACATGCCTGAAGCGTTTGTATTCGCCTTTGATTTGGCTGAATTCCTTTCCGGCGGAAGCATATACGACGCGATCCTCGGTTTCCTTGATCCGAAGGCGGCATGTGATTCCTTCCGATCCAAAGACGTTCGCCCATAGCTCCTCCCTGTATTTCGAGAAGTAGCAATCGGTCCGGAACAGATCGCGCGATCGGGACCGAAGCGCGAAGATGTTCTGCCAAACGTCAGCATCCTCCGATAATGCCGAGATTGCCCAATCAGAATTTATCCCTCCGATTCCGACTACAGATTTGTAATCGCGCTTTGAAAGAGTTGCGGTCGCGGCCGGCTGTGGGCTTTGAACGGCCAATGCGCGTGAGCCGTTAGGTGTCTCAGCCGCGATCCGCAAAGGGTTTTTCTTGCCAAGTCCGCGCCGGCGCTGTGTAGGCTTCGGAGCCGGGAGTATGCGGTCCAGTAGGCTCATTTGAACCGTGTCACGATCAAGCCTTCGTGATTGATCCCGCGCATGACTTCCTGCGCCTCACGCTCGCGAATCACTTCAGCCTGTAAACGTGTCCGCAAGGCGATTAGTTCCGTCACCTGATAGCGCGTATAGCTGACATTGTTGACCGAAACGCTCTGAAATCCGCCCGTAGTAAGCTGCGTGATCGCCGTGTTGACGTTATCGAGCATCGTTTGGGCGGTGCTGGCGGCTTGCGTCTGCGAAAGGTCTGGCAGGACGTTCAGGACTCCGGTCTTAGCCGTTGCGCGCTGCCCAGAAGCTCGCTCGGTCGTGTAAATCGCGAACATGTAACGTCCGGGCACCTCAAGTGTAGGATTCAGCGTGAATAGAAAATCGACGCTGCTATTCGTGACGTTCGTTGCGTTCGTCGTGTAAGGTGCGCTGCCGGGAATCTGTAAAAGATATTGCGCGCTCCATTGGCTGTTCGGGAACTCGCTAAAACTCTCCGTGAACAGGTAAGTCCCGCCTTGTTCGATCAATTCGGGCGCACCCGTAGCGGTTGGAACGGCCATTCATAGCTGGGTGCTATGTCAATTTGAAGCAAATTTGCTCTGCATAATAAGTAAACGAATCGATATATGCGAGATAACGATTGCACCATCGTTTTCCCATATTTGACCTATCGCCTTCAATAGAACCCACTACGGAATTGCATTTACTGCAAAGCAATGCACGAACAATTTGGGTCGGGTGGTGATGATCTATAACAAGCGATCTGTCGTCGGCATAGCAAATGGCGCAGCGTCCATCTTGAGAGAGATACATTGCATCCAGAGATTCCACCGAAAGTCCATATTTAGCTGCTCTTAACTTGAAAGTGATGCCAGATTCCATTTGCTTTACACTTTCCCAAACCCCGCCATCCATCGACTACCCATACGGTTCATCCGCACCGGTGGCAATGGTAAATCGTGGTCTGGGCCGCCATGCCGCTCCGGCGTTTCATCTTCGCCTGAGAATTCTTTTGCCAGCTTTTCGTAGTTTGGGCGGTAGATTTGCTCGGCCGCATTACAATAGACCTCGCAATCCAACTGCTCGTTGCGGTCGTCGCTTGATTTCTTGAAGAAAAAGCGGTAGAAATTGCCATCGCGACCGCGTTGCATCACCGACTCCTCCACCGTAAGTCCGCGGAAATACGATTCTGTAAAGCTGGAGGTGTCTGGATAGTGACAGTAGCCTTGAGCGGACGGGTCCGAGATTTCAAGCTGCTGATAGATGACGTCCTTGGCCTCATGCGTGCCCACTTCCCATACAAGCGCGGGCGGGATACCGCGTTTTGTCGGCTTCTTTGGGATGATCGGCTTGGAAATCGTCGTAGCACCCTCGCAAGCGTAGATTCGAAGGCGCTGCATCTTGCGCGTGAACGCAAAAACCTCATCCGGACGAAAGCGAGAGTCAAAAAGACCGATTGAAGGGTGAATCCACTTACCGCAGGGATGCTTCCATGCTACGTTTTGGAAGACTGAGGCAAGTTTTTCCCAGAACTCCGCTTGCAAGGGCGAGCCACGAACCACTCGGTAATCGATTGCCCAGGATTGTTTGAGGCCGTTGCGGTATCCGAACCCTTTGAACTTAATTTCAGCACGGTTGGACTGAAGATCGGCACCAAACGATATAAAGACGACCTCCATCGGCAACATTTCTCGCGGGTCGTAATGCTCGCGGCGTTTATAGAGGACCGTGTGTTCGATCTTTTGGAGGTGTTCTGGTTCATAGCTTTCGGCATCGCGGGTGTTTACCAGAACGCGCCTTGCACGCTCCGGGTTGTCGGCTTGTTCGACTGCGATTTCTTCCAAGGCAAGCATTTGTAGGAATCCGCCGGGATACTTTTGTCGATCAACAGGATGCGGCCACAGTAGCGCATTAGCATGGAATCCGGCGATTCCCTTAAAATCTGAGGTGGCGTGCCATTTACCGGCCCGCGCCATTGTCGAACGTGCTGTGTCGTCGTGGTTTGCATGGCAGGTTGGACATTGAAGTTGTGCTGATTCTGTTTGCTCACGGTCGTAGCGCAAGTCTTTTCTGTGCATCACCCACGGGTCTCCGCACTTACAGCAATGCACTTCCCAGACTCGCTTATCGGACAAATCGTATTTGCTATCGATGTTAGATTGGCCTTTAAATGATGGGTATGAGCAATAAACCTGAATCGTGTCCGGATATTCACTCCCACGAACGGCAAACTGCCTTAACTGATCGCCCTCATCTGATTCGGCTATTGCGATTGCGTCGATTTCGTCGGCATATAGAAAATTCCCTTTCGCTCTTCGGAAGTCTCCCGGTACGTTCGCCCCGAACATCGAAATGTAACCTCCCGGAAAAATCTTACTAAGGATCGTGTTGTTCGCCAGCCGCCGGCCGCGGCCGTCCTGTAGAACGCCTTGCAGACATTCCGTAGGATCAACCAACTCTCCCATCAGGTGCTTCTTGCTCCACTCCTCGCTGTCGCCAATCTTCGGCCACATGACGAGGATCTTGCGCGGGGCTTCCGCGATGCAGTAACCGATCGCGCCGAGGACCGTCATCGTCTTGGTGAGGCGGCTCGCCATCTTGAATACGACTTCGCGGTTGCGCGGGTTGAATATCTCGGTGAACATATCGCGCTGCGGTGGAAAGAAATCGAATCGCCACGCGCGCGTAGTTCCGTGTTCGCCTGGCATCCGGATCATCTTCTCAGCCCATTCATCCGCCGCGGGCAGATGCCATCGCTTCGCCGGCGCAACCGCGCGGTCACACAGACCGTTAAGCAGCCTCTGAAAAGAGAACCGATCCGTTGCCGTAATCGCCGCGGAGTCGCTTCGTAAGCGCCTTGATTTGGTCAAAGATTTCATTGATCTGCTCTTCTGTGAGGACTTTGTTGCGGTTCGCCTTGAGTATTCCGCACAGCCCGCCGAAAATCATTCCACACGCGGTCTCGACGTCTTGGCGCGGTATTCGGTCGCCGCGCTTGATCTGCATGTCCAACTCGATCTGCTCGCGCTCGCTCTTTAGCTTGGCGAGTTTGGCCGCATTGGTTTCGCTGGCCGATTCGCCGTCTTTGGTTTGCACCCGCTCCCGCAGATAACGGATGTAGGCAACATTGCACTCGAACACCGGATAACGGTCCCTACCCGACTTCGGCAGAACACCCTCCTGTGCCAGAATCCGCAACCGCTCTGGTGTGATATCGAGCATCTTCGCCATTCGTAGACTTGGCCATGTGAAGTCACTTGCCATAGACCAGCTTTAATCCGTAGTCGTTGACCTGATTTGGAATTTATAATCCCTTCCGCAATATCAGTTTGTTTCGCTTGAACGGTCGATAATTCACATGGTGCTGATAACGTCCCCACTTTTTAGTCACCCGCACGCAATCAGGATGTTGGTTCTCAAGGGACTGTGCCATCTTTAATCTTCCGTCGCCTTGATAGAGTTCATCGGTATTTCCTCCCTTGACTGTCATGGTCGTGAGCTTTTTAGCACAGAATCCCTGAATCAAAAGAGTGCATCGTCCTGATTTTAATACTCGCAAGGAAAGGTCAGTATCCTCGTTGTATCGTCCGCGCCAGCGAAACGGGATCAAATTCTTAATGAGAATGCATGAGTAAATTCTGGTATTTATTAGAACTGGCGGAAATTTCCCTGTGGCAGGAAGGAACATTTCGTATTGCAACCCTGACAGCGCGACATTTTCGTATCGCTTCGATAAATCTTCGACGACTTTGAAGCATACACCGGAAGTCAGGCGGTATTTTTTGTTTTGATGGTAGCGCGCGAACCAAGCGATATTATCGTCGAGAATCCAGTGGTATCGATGCCCTTCGGTAATCGAGAAATCCCAAATCCAATTACGCGCAGGGATTGATCCTTGGCCCAAATTCTGAAATGGGAGCACAAGAATTTGGGAAGGATCGACAACCTTCGAGTATTCGCTGAGTTCTTGCGGCTCAATTACCAGCCTGAACGGGACGTTGATTTCTTCGAGTGCGCGAATTGTATAAGGGACTGACCAGCGCCCTTTAGAGACGATGAAAATAGGTTCATCAGGATTGGATATATCGCGCACCTGATTTTGTCCCAAGTTGATCTTGCTCCCTCTTCGGAAACCAGATTGCTTTGGTATCATCTGAAATCCTTTGATTCACTACGGACGAGAAAGCTATTTTATCCTCGAAACTTACGAATCGGATAATTACATAAATTCCGAGCTGGTTATCATTCGCGCAGTCGGGCAGATTGCGCCAAACTTCTTCGGGATTATTTTCACCATTTTCAGGAGGCGCGGCCGTCATTAACTCTTCGAGCGCGAGTCTGTCGAAGCCAGTCAAATCCGTGTCGAACGCGCCATCATCGAGTTGTTCGGCCAGGTCGCGCAACATCGACCTGTCGGCTTCGGCAAGCTCCGCTATGCGGTTGTCTGCGATCATGTCGGCCAGTTCTTCGCTCTCGGTGGCGTAATCCTGGTAATCTACCGGGACCGTCGCGCACTTAAGCGAAAGTGCAGCCTCGCGCCGCGCATGACCTTTTGTAATTAAGCCCGAGCGATTCGAGACTACAATCGGATTACGCCAGCCCTGCGCGGCGATCACTTT